TGTAACTACTGCACTATTTGCTACAATTGTTCCTGTATTGGATGTTCTTCTCAATTGTATTCTAAAAGATTCTGTTCCTTCTGTAGTAACATCGTTAGATAAAGTTCTAATAAAAGAAGCTGCATTACTGTTGATTGTAACTGTACCTTCGATTTGAGATCCTGAAAAATCGGATGCATTTATTGTACCACTAACACCTAAAGTGGTCCAATACAAAACTGTGCCATCATTTACATTTTGTGTATCTACTGTAAACGAAACTGTACTTCCTTCATTGACAGAAGTTGTGTTTGCAGTAAGAGTATATGATGGTGATAATGATGTATCGTTAGCTATAATGAAACTAGAGTTTGCTACAATTGTTCCTGATATAGAATTTTTTCTTAGTTGTACTTGAAAAATTTCAGTACCTTCTGTTGAAGAATCTTCTGTTAATGTTATTGGAAAAGTTCCTACATTTGAAGTCAGACTAAAAGAACCAGACAAAGAATTTACATCTAAACTATTTAAATCGCCGGATACTGCAACTATAGTCCAATATAAAGTTGTCTCACTTACGTTTCTGGTAGAGACAGTAAATAACGCTGTATTACCCTCATTTACAGAAGTTGTGTTTGCAGAAAAAGAATAAAATTCTCCATCACCACTTATGACCAAATTTGGACTTACAGATGTAAGGGTATTTACTCTAGGCATCTTTAACCATATGTTGAAATTGAACCCAACACGATCCAATTGCTTGAAACTCTTAGCAAAACAAAAGAAACTATTTCTTTTTTATTGGCTATAGGAGTTGGAGTAGCACCGCCAACCCAATTAATTGTTTGTGATGAACCATCAATTTGTAACGCATTAGGAATATATCCTGTTGCACCTTGATCTAAAACTAAACTTACCACAATACTTCTATCATTTGTTGTAGGTACATTTGTAATATTTGCAGTAAAATTTGCAGAGATTGAACTGTGATAAAATAAAGTGCCTAAAGAATAATCATGAGTTACCGTACCTGTAGCTGCAGTTTTTGTTTGTATTTTTTCTGTTACTTGTTGAAAAGTAGAAGTGCCTAAAACAGACATTGTATTTGCATTTACATCATCAAATGAATAGTCTAGTGTCTCATCAACAGCATTAGGTTTTATTTTTGTTAGTGCCATTATTCTTTACTCTTTAAAAGTTTTACTAATTCTTTAGTTGATCCTACAAACACAGCCTTATCAACAGTAATACCATTTGTAGGTGAAGATTCTTTTGGTTGTAAATCTTTTTTTCTTTTTTGTATTTCCATCAAATCTTTATTCATGTCCGTTAAGTGTTTCAACATATTTGCGGCAACTTCATATGCTCTTGGATGATCAGAAGCTCTAGCAACATTTAAAATTCCCTCTATAGCATCGTTACCTTTTTCTATAAGATGCCTAATATTTTGACGAGCGAACTCTGCATCATCATCGATATCATTTAAGGGTTCGAAAACAATATTGTTTGTTACTTCAATAGGTTCTACATCTAAAATTTCAGATAAGTTATTATTCAATTTATTCATAGTATAGGAGTATTACTATTTAAAATGTAAATTGCATTAGCCAGACGATCTATTGCAGATTGAATTGTTGTTGGAGGTGAAGTGTCCCAAATTGCAGCATATGATGCAACATAAGTGTTGGATGAATTAGCCGTACTAAAAGCTCCATTTGCATAACTTGATGCTGAGTTGGCAACATGACTTGGAGTATTTGCTTGAGTAAAAGCTCCATTTGCATAACTTGATGCTGAGTTGGCAACATGACTTGGAGTATTTGCTTGAGTAAATGCCGAGTTGGCATATGATTCAGCAGAGTTGGCGGTATATCGTGCAACATTATCAATACCATAACCGGTAAATGCGGTACTTTGAATTGTGCTATCAGGAAATGTCAATGAACCTGTGCTATTAAAAGTCCATACTGATGTAACTGCACCACCTGTATTTGCTTGTATTGTAACATCTGTATTTGCATATACTGTTGATATACCTGTTGCTTGAGCAAAAAAACCAGAAACATCATTATCAACATTTGCTGTAATTGCTATTTGATTTGTTGGCATATTGAATATTCCGCCACCACCACCAAATTTTAAATCACCAGTCATTGTATCACCAGACTTACTAACTTTGGTGTTTGCAGCATCGTATGATTGCTGAGCTAAAGTGTTTGATGTATTAGCTTGGCCATATGCAGCATTAGCATAAGCACCCGAAGTAACTGCTTTCTGATCAGCTGTTACAACATTGGTATTTGCAGTATTAGCAACACTATAAGCAGAGTTAGCATAAGAACTTGCACTATTAGCGGTATCTCTAGCCCACGAATCGGTAATACCACTATTTGCGACAGCAAATGCTGCATTAGCATATTGACTTGCACTTATAGCATTACTATTTGCAGTGTTCGCAACACCAAATGCCGAATTGGCATAACTTGATGCGGAGTTAGCAACATCACTAGGAGTATTTGCTTTACTAAAAGACGCATTTGCATAACTTGACGCTGAGTTGGCAACATGACTAGGTGTATTTGCTTGAGTGAATGCCGCTGCAGCAAAAGGAATATTTGCTTCAATTGAATCATTTATTTGTTGCAAAGTAACTTTTCTAGTTGTATTACTAGAAGTATCATAAACAGGTATAACTGTTAATACTAAGTTTGCGTTTACAGTATCCAGTACTGTTAATTCTGAGAATTTTTTGGTTGCCATTTAAGCCTCTAATTTATATCTTGCATCTTCTGTGACCAATTCAAACCCATCTTCAGTAAGTAAAATTATTGATTCGGGTTCAAATGGATTTGTATATTCTTCCGAGAATCCAAATTCATCATCTGGTTCTGCTGTAATCGGTGAAGGTGTTGTTTTAAGTTCTGAAACAATAGAATTGGCAGATTCAATGTAATTTGTAGGATCTTGCGATACAATAATGTTTGTATTTGCTTGACGAATGTATTTGCCTGTATTAAGTGATGGCCAAATATATCCTTTTACTGTAAATTCTAAATCCCAAGTTATATATCTTGTTGATAAAAAATCACCTTCATATTCTGTTGTTGTGTTTACTGAATTTAAAATAATTGGTAGATCATACTTTTGATCCATACCAGGTATAAAATCTACAGTAACATTAAAATCTGGTGTAAAATACGGTAATATTTGTTCCAATATCTGTGTTCCATCTTCAGTATTTCTTACGAAGATCGACATTGAAAAGTCGAAGTTATAGGGTATAGGAACAAATTGTGTATTGAGTCTTGTTGAATTGTTTGCAGAAAAATTTCTTATTGAAGAAATTTGTTTTCTTCCTGAATCATAACTAAGTCCAGTCATTTCAAATGAAATTCTAGGTACAACTATAGCAACACTTTTAATTAAATTTGGATCTGAGAAAAGTCTTGTTACATATTTTTCTTTTGATCCATAACTTAATGGTACACGAAATCTTTCTTTTTCCTGCGAAAGGTCTTTTGTGTAACGAATTAATTGTATGTTATTAAAGAGTGTACCAAAAGCTACAACAACTTTTCTTATTGTTCTATGGTAAAAATGTCGATTCTGTAACATCAAGGTTCTCCGAATGGGTTGACTTCAGTAAAATCAATAATAGAATCCGATTCGGTTTCGATTCCATAATTGTCATTTATTTCTTCAAATGCATTATCTAATGGTACCATATCATCAGCTGCTTCATCCATCGTCCATATTGCATTACTTGTATTGCCTTTTAATGTAGTTCCCGAAACAAAACTTCCTTTTACTTGAACAACATCAATATATCTTGCTGGATTCCACGTATGTACAATAGCTTGTGCTGTTGAGTTTGCCAAGTTTGCACCTTGATATACAATCTCACCTTTTACATATGTACCTGTTCCCGAAGTAGGAACTGATAGGCGAGTTTTTGCATAATATTCGAAAGCATTATCATCAATTTCTTGTTTGCCTGTAGAAATAATTTCTTGTGAGAAAACAAACTTTTTCATCTTGATTGCATAAACATACACATTACCACCACGTCCACGACCTAAGGTGTAGAACATAGCTTGATCATCTTCATGTTCAACAAAAGTAATTTCAAAGAAAGACTTTAATAAAGGCATATAAATTAAATCACCTTCTCTCGGTCTTGTTGGTGCTTGGTTTTCGGTAGCAACAATATCACCAATTCTTGGACGATTAAAATTGCTTGAACCAACAGCGTATTTAAATCTGCGGCGAGAAACTAATACTGTAGCTTCATCCTGTATCTGCAAACCAAATTTTGATGCAAAGTCTCCCTCTCCATCCATACCAGTAATGTTTTCGAGATATATTTCTAACGGATGTGCAGAGACATATTGTTTTAGTGTATCTTCACCAAATAATTTATCAATACCATTAGGATCTCTAGAAGTTCTTGGCATATAATAAACATCCATGCCGTATATACCAAGAGCTTCAATCACCAAATCTTCAACTAAAAGTTGTTCATTGGTTATTTGATCCTGAGGAAATGGTTGAAAATAAAAATTTGTAGCCACGTTTAACCCATCATAAAGTCATTTGGTAATACGTTGTATTGCTGCATCTCTGCTTCAATTTTATCAATCTCTGCAACAGCCTCATCGTAAATTTCTTTTCCATTTAATGTGACACCACCAGGCATTTGTATGCCACCAAACTTTTTCATATTACTTCCCCACTGTTGTTTAATCTTGGCGGTGGCATATTGTTTTAAAAATCTATCGTTCCAAACGTCTGAAACTCCAGCTTTTGTTGCAGATACTCCGGAAACATTTGCTGTAGGAGGTTTACTTAAATCAATATTTGTTGGTGAATTTATTTTTCTTATTTGAACTTGTTGTCCATCAGACAATGTAATAAAGTCATTCTCAATTACTTCTTGGTCAAACTTTGTGCTTGTTCCAATTACAGTATTTGATGATGTATTTCCAGTTAGTGTGCCTGTTAATGTAACCGTATCTGGATCCATTTTACGATAACATTCAATGATTACATACTCACCAACTTTAGCATCACTCTCCCAATTAATATCTAACATGATTCTATTCATGTGTCGATTAAATCTAAATTGAGGAGTGCCTGAGAATAAAAGATTTAGTGTGCGAATATGTTGCATAGTAATCTCATATGAAACATAAGACACAGAGGTAAAATCATAGAGATCGTGTAATCTAAGTTGATATCTTAGATCGAACATATTAATTGAAGAATTGGAACCATCAAAAGGAAGAACACCAGTAACAGATATTACGGCATCAGGACAATATATCCAACGGCGATCAATATCTTCTTGCGTAAATTGATGTTTCATGTACAGTTTTTCACAACCATCAAAATGGTAATCATAAAAAAATTGAAGTGCATCATCAATTCTATCTTCTACTTGATCGTCATCAACATTAATATTAATGACTGGCCAACCAAGTTGACGTAAACAGTAATCTTTGAATTGTGCTCTAGTTGATGGGGATGCCATAAATTCTCCTTTTACAGAGTATTTATGCCATCTAAGGTTTTAACGAATGTTAGAATGTAATTGAACCTGAAGCTGTGAAAGTAAAATATCTATATCCATCACTTTCAGTATATGTTGGTGATCCTCCAGTAGAAGTAGCGTTTGCAGAAGCGGTTGGAAATCTTAATATAACAACACCTGATCCGCCGGCACCACCATCACTCGTACCGCTGTTATAACCTCCTCCTCCACCACCACCTCCTCTGTTTGCTGTTCCAGAAGCTCCCGGCGCAGTATGTGTGTTTGATCCGTTGCCGCCGCCGCCACTTCCGCCCGCTCCTGCTGTTCCAGCTACACGGGAACCTCCTCCGCCGCCTCCTGCATAAACTACTCCATTAAGCCAAGTATTTCCTGTGCCTCCAGAACCTCCACCAGTTACAGAGGCATTAGCGCCAGCAACACCAGCACCACCGCCACCGCCGCCGGCGTATGGAGTACCATCTATACCTCTACCACCTCTTTGTCCTTCGGGTGGAGTGTATCCTCCTAAATTGCCGGCAGCACCAAGTAATGCTCTAGATGCTCCACCTCCAGACCCACCAGGAAAACCATTAAGTGTTTGTGAACCTCCACCGCCACCTCCAGTAGAAGTCATTGTGTATGTTCCATTTGTTATTTGAGAAACTGATCCATTGGCTCCTCTAGCACCATCCGTGCTTCCTCCACTACCGCCAGCACCAATAGTAATTGTATATGTTCCGGTTCCGAGTTCTGTAGTATCAGTTCTATATCCTCCTGCTCCTCCTCCACCTCCACCTGTATTATCTTCTGATCCTCCGCCACCACCAGCAACGACTAAGAAATTAACTGTTGTTGTTAATCCTGGCCATTTACCAGAACTCTTTAAGTACTGTGATTCGATACTACTAGATAAAATACCTGTACTACCTGAGTTGATAGTTTTTTCATTACCAATAATTCCAAAATTTGACCTAACTCTAGGCATTAACTTATAACCTCATAAGAGACTACACCATGAACAGATGAATTTGCTGAGCAGGACAATTGTAAAACATCACTTTCTTCCATATAAAATGAAGTATCTTTTGCTACAACAACTAAAGTAGAAGTAGCAGGTATTGAAATAGATCCAGCAATATAATAAGATGTTGGT